GGCCCGTAATCTTGTGGCGCTGGATAGCCCCGCCGAAGCACTCGCCCACGCCGTAAATAATCAGCGTGTCCGCATCGGGTGACGTGGCCCACACATCCATCGCGTTGCCTTCCAGTCCTTCGCGCACGTTCATCCCCAGGTCTTCTTCGCCACGAAAGGGAATAGCAAACTCCAGCACGGGAGCGCCATTATCGCGCCACACGTAAAACGAGTTGGCGGCGGGGCCGGTGTTTTGGTTGTTGACGTTGGCCACAATGAACTTGCCCGCCACGCACACGTTGCCCCCATCCGTTCCGCCGTAGGCGCCGGCTGATTCGGGGTAGGTAACGTGGCCGGTCATCCCGCCTGTGTCGGCCCCAAAGAAGAACTTGGTAAGCCAGGTACTGCCGCCTTTGGGAAGCAAACCGAGGTGGGGCGCGCCACTAGTGCTAGGTAATGCGTGCGCCTGAAAGGTCACGAGCAGGCCGCCTAGCGTTTCTAGTAGGCGAGTAGCGGGCTCGTATGGCTTGTTCGGCGCTGGGTCGACGAGCTTGATGTTGGTGAGCTGGTTGCGCACTGTTGCTGTGCCCCGCACGGGGTCACCCGCGCTAGTGAACGAGGTAAGGGCGCGCTCCATAATGTTAGAAGCCGTATCCGACACCTTTTCTTTGTAACGCATGGTGCCATTCTTGTCGGTCGTGGCATCTTCCAAGCCATTCCCCCAAGAAGGCATTTCGTTTATCGTGGCCCGTGGCCCGGTAGCCGCAACCAGTTCCATTTCGCGCCGGTACACCCGCCCGTCGTTGTGGTTGATGCTGCGGTCGGTCATCTGCGCGTAGGTGCGCCCATTCGAGAGTGTAGCCACGAAAATTGGTGGGCTGTACACCAGCGGGTCTAGGTCGCAGAGCCAGTTGTTTTTGAGGTAGTACCCGCGCTCGGATTCTGGCATCAGCGAGCGGTCACCAGGCAAGAGGGTGCCGCCCCCGTCGTAGAACTCTAGCCACTTGCTGAACAGCCGCGTAATATCGTTCTGGTCGCCTTCGATGCTGCGGTGGTCAGCCAAATAGCCAACTTGCCCCAAGTAGGCTTTATTGGCTCCGATGCGCAAGGCGCGGAAGTTTGCCGCGTCGCTGTAGTAACGCGAGCCATCTGGTAGCATCCCGATAAAGGCAAACTCGTCGCCGTACTCGTGCCTATCCACCGCCCGTACCGTGAGCGGGTCCATGTTGATATGCTGGAACTTGTTGAACGTGACGCGGGGGCCGTTGGTCTTATGCCCTCCCGCAACGCCGTAGCCATCAACTACCGTAGGCGTGCCGGTAATCGTGTAGTAGTCAATGCGCTGGTGGTTGCCACCGCGCGTGATTTCGAGCTGCTTCGTGACCGTATTCCAAGCAAGAGCCAGTGCCTTCTCCGCGCCAGGGACGGTAGCGCTTTCGGTTAGCACGCCCGTACTGGCTACGGTGTAGCCTTTCACGATTGCTCCATCCTGCTGCACAACCCACAAGCGGCCATCCTCTGAGAATTCCACCTGGCCGGGGCGGGGCAGTGTGTTGCTTTGGAGCAAGGCGCCGGTCGCTTTATTAGTAACTACTACCGCGTTCTGGCCGGCGCGGGCGGAAGCAATGTAACTGCCAAACTGCGCCGAGCCCGTAATGCGCGTAAGTTGCGCTAGCGCCTTGTTGCTGGCTAAAATGGCCGGATTGTTGTTGGGGTCGTCGGCAATCTCGGTGGTGTTTTGCAGCGCGGCAATAACCCCCGAGACGGTGCGCCCCGCTGGGTACTCGCCGTTAATGCCGAATGTGATACTGCCACCCCCGCTCCACGGCGTAACTTCTAGCGTATCGTGGGCTATGCGAATACCGTAGCTACTCAGCTTTTTATCCCAGCCAGGATTGTTACTGAAGGCATAGAGGTAATTGGCATCTGCGCAGCCTTCGTAGAAGCCTTCATACCAAATAGTAGGTATCGCGCCACGCTGGGCGTACCAGGTAGGCTGCAAAACCGAGGCGAAGATGCCGCTAAAGTCATCGTCGTAGACGAGCTTAAACATGCTCTCGTTGTAGCCGAGGAAGAAGTAGCGCCGAACCTTACCGTTGGCAAGCTGCACGACAACAATCTTGGCGATGCTCGAAAACGACTTCAACACGCCCTGACTGTAGCTGGCCGAGGTGTTGCCAATCTTGCCGTAAGTGCGCGTCAGCGTAGGGGTTAGCTCTACTTCCAGCGTGTGGGCGGCGGGGTCAAGTACCGTCCCATCCTCATTTTTGAAGTCCTGCCAGCTTGGTGCCGTATAAGTCTGGTTTTTCAGCTGCTGCTCCGTGGCGATGAGCGAGCGTACCAAGGCCTTAGAGGTGCGGTTGCGGGCATAGGTGGTGGCTGTCGCGTTCTGCTTGAGCTTATACGAGCCGTTGCCTAGGTCGGTAGCAAGCGTATTCAAGTCGCCCGGCAGCACAATAGGCAGCCCTTGGTTCTTCAACTCCTGAAGAACCTGTAAGCCTAGCTTTTGGAAGGCGGTCGGGAACTGGTTGAGCGTTTCGTAAGCCATTGGACTATGCGCTAAAGCCAGAAAGTGAAGCCAATACAGCGGGCATGGTGATAGCTATCCCCTGGTCAATCAGGTAGGCGAAAAGCCAGTGGGCCAAGGCTTGCAGAATCGTGGGCAGAGTCTCGAATTCCATGATTATTGCAGCTTATAGATTCGGGTCCAGCCCAGTGAGCTATCGTTTTGCAGGCAGTAGCAGTAGCGGTAGGCGTCCACCGTGGAGCCCGCCTCGAAGGCATCGAAATAGTCGCCCTTCTGCACCCCATCGAGCGCGGCGGCTTCTAGCGCCGCGCTGGCGTAGGCTGTGAGGTCGCCGTAGCTCCAAGTGTGACCGGCGGCGCGCACGGCGTCGCGCACCGACTGCGGCACGTTGTTGAAGTCCCGCCCGGCCGAGCCTGAGCCGCCGCCGGTATAGCGCTTGCCCTCGATGGTTTCCCCGTCTACTAGGCCAGCATCTTCATCAACGATTAGAGCGCTTCCGCTCAATCGGTAGTGGCTGGGCAGCAAGGGGCGGGTCACGCCGTAAGTGGTCTGCACCACGACATACAGCACGCCATCGGTGCCAGCAGGCAGGGGGATGGACTGCGCCCCGTCCGTCGTTACTGAAAAGGAGAAGTTGTAGGTGAGCAGCGCGCCGCCCGAGCCGCCCCCCGAACTGGCAGCCGTTTTCAGCACCAGCCCATTATCCGAGAGGTCGCTTTCCATCCACCAGTACTCTTCGCCCAGGACGTTCACCGTGCGGTTGCGTCGCGCCGCCGTGGGGACAGCTGCGCAGGCATCGGCTACGCTTGCATAGCCAGCGCCGTTAGCCAAGGCATAGTAAGGGTCTGTTGCCCCGCCATTCAGGTTTAGAAACCCGCCGGGGCCTTGGCTGGCTACTTGGTCGGGGCTAAGCATAGGTGAAGGCATGGCGGGCCGAAGCCGTGTAGGGGGTGGCGATGCTTAGCACGTAGGGCGTGTAGCCCGGCACGGGGGTGCCGCTGGCATCGTTGACAGAGATGGTCGGTTGCGCCACGTACTTAGCCGTGAGGTTGAGCCCTTGGTTGTCGAGGTCGGTGACGCTTTGCAGGGTCCGGCCGGGGGGCAGCACAATGGCAAGCTTCAGGGCCGTGGTGCCCGTGTTGAGGGTGCCCGTGTTGCCTTGGGCGACCAGTTGGCTTTGCGGCAGGCTGCGCACGCTGGCTGAGGTCGTGGGGGCGGCGGTAGTTGGGCCGAAAAAGAGCGCGTAGCTACCCGTAATTACCAAGTCAGCCGAGAACGTGGCATTGTTGCTGTTGACACCTGAGAGGCGGTAACGGCGGCTCTCGCCATTACTGACTGTAAAGCCTGCCGTGGAGGCCGACAGTGTGCCATCGTTGGCCTCGTTTTCGGCTAACGTGGCGTTGCCCGTAATGTCTTGCAGCTTGAGGCTACCAGGTTTCACATTGCCGCTATTGACCGTACCCCAGGCCACGCTTTTGAAGCCGGCGGGGAAAGGGGTGCCGACTTCTACCGTTTGACTGCCTTGCCCTGCGATAGTGAAGAACACGAAAGCTGGAGCTTGGTAGCGCACTAGCATGGCTCGTAGTATATCCTGCGCCGTTACGTTTGCGTAAGTCTGACCCGCTACAATACCGCCCACATTTTCTGTAGGTGTAATAGTGAAAGGCGCGCTATCGCCCCCCAACAAGCCTACTGGGAAGTTGACATTGCGCTTACCAGGGTCAGCCTCACTCGGGCGCGTGCCGGTCACCAAGTCATCCGGCAATAGCTCAGTGACCGTAGCAAGCTCGGATTGCTTGAGGCCAACCGGCGGATTAATAACGGGGGCGGGCATGGCGTGCTGAGTTTATGCCGCGAATGCGCGTGCGGTGGGAGGGAGTAGCCGAGCCGCAACCGTGGCTAGTTGACCAAGTGGGCTCAGTGCGCAAAAAGGCCGTAAGCCGGGAGCGCAGCGCTTCTGTTACCGTTTCGTGAGCAGCTAGCAGCGTGGCCTTATCGGTGGCTGAAATCGGCCGAAAGGTGCCTTGCGGGTCGGTGGGGGTGGTTACCCCGCCCTTGGTAAAATCCTGGCCGTGCTGGGGCAAAAAGCGGGTGAAGCTGACCCGTATCCAGTAGGGCTTGAGGTACTGCGTCCAGAGCGTTAGCAGCGGCTCGTACACTAGCTCAGCTTCAGCTTCAGCGGGGGCGGGCACGTCGGCCGTACTGCGGTACACGCGCTCACGGCGCAGGTAGTGAGTGCCAACAGTGCGAGCGGCGCCAACTACGAACGGTTCTATCTCAGGCACTGTCAGCTGGTCTACTCGCTCTAGTAGCTCAAAGCCCAGCAGCGGTACTAGGTCGAGCGTATAGGACTCAGTCACGAAAGGCTGAATCTGCCTGTCCTCAATTTTATTTGAGAAGGGCAGGGCCTTGGTGAAGTCAGCAAGGGCGAGGACTAGCGTACTCATGACTGCGCGGCTAGGGTTTGGGTGGCGACTTCAACCGGGTTGAGCTGGCCGGGCATGACCCCAGTGAGCGAAGGGAATAGGCGCCAAAAGGCGCGCAGGGCCATTTTTTGCGTAGGGTTTAGGCTGTTTTGGGTGAGTTGGGCCGCATTCACCAATTCTTGCACCCCGCCTAGCTGCCCAGGTTTCGCAAAGCCGGCCAAAATGGGGGGGATGCCGATATGGCGGCAGATTTCCTGCCCTACTGCTTCCTTCTTGTCGCTCAGCCACTTCAAATCCGTGGTGGTATTCATCGGCGCCCAGATTGGCGCCTCGTCTTTGTTTTTGGCGTCTAGCACCAGAATATCTTCGCGCTCAGCGCCTTGCTCTTGGGCTCCTGCTACCGTGTAGCGCCGCAATAGCTCATCTTGGCGGTCTTTCTCCGTCATTCCGTGCTCGTCTGCGGTCTGGTCGTCCACTTCCCCGAGCATCGTGAGAATGCCCTTGGCACGGAAGCCTCTACGGACCTCTGTTAAGTCAAAGTTGGCGTAGGCAGCCTCCGTAAACAGCGATTCGAGCCCCGGCCATTGCGGAGGCAAGGGATAGTCCTCCTCGCCAGCCTTCGGCGTGTAGATGAAGAAGATTTGACCGGGCTGGCCGTAGGGCTTTTTGGTCTTGGGGTTGATTTCCTTCGCCTGCCGCAGCAGCTCCAGCACCACTTTTTTATCAGGGTTGAAGGGCTGGTGCTCGGTAGTGTCGGTTGCTTTAAACCCCTTGCGGCCAAACTTGTGATTCAGCAGATATGTGCCATTCGTGGTTTTACGAACCGAGGCAAACGGCAGAATATGCGTCTCGCCAATCGTAGAGCCATTGTTATAGCGCACCAGCACCGCCGCCCCATTGAAGTCAGCTACGTAGGAGCAGAGCTCGGCCCAAAAGTCATTGGCCGTTTTGCCAGGGTAGCCAGGCACGGGCGTGTCGCCCATCGTGTTAGACTCCCCAGGGCGAACCAGCGCGCCCGTTTTGGAGTCGCGTTCGGGGGTTGGAAACCCTGTGCCCGTCAAGAACTGCGTGCGACGCTCGATGCAGCGGTAAGCGGTAGGACTGGCTTGCTTGGCGGCCATCGCTACGACCGGGATGGTATTGCCTAGGCCGTGGTGCAGGTCTCGCCCGCAGCCATCACTCGCCACGTAGCCTCGCCCTTGCTGCACCACGGCACCCAGGTCGGGCAGGGCAGTTGATAAATTCAGGAACCCACGCACTGCGGTAGTGCTAGCGCGGGGGTTCTTGGATTTAGCGAGCGTGGCGGACATTGGGGCTTAATCTTTTTTAGCGTCTTCCTTTTCTTTCTTCGTGGCTTTCTCCGATTTTTCGGCGGGTTTCTCTTCGAGAAAGTGGCCGTAACCGTATTGCCTGAGAAGCGGCACATCCTCGTCAGTGAGATTGCTGGCCGTGACCGCTTTGGTCTGGCCCTGCACTTCGATGATGGCATTTGACTTGGCAAAGTCCCTTTTAAACTGGTGCGTAGTGCTAGGTGCCGACATGGGTTCAGCCTGTTGCGCAACAAATTGTTGCAGTTGATAAATGATGCGATTGCGGCGGTTGCAGTGCTCGCGCCCGCACTGCTGGTTTAGCTCATCGAGCTGCGGCGTGGTGTAGGCGGCCTGGCTGTCCAGCGCCGCCCGCACTTGAGCTAGTAATGCCTGCACGCTACGGACCTACCAAAGCGTCGAGGTACTCGACATTGGCCTGGAAGTCATCCTCTTTGGTGGTGGCGGGTGTTACCGTGTTGAAGATGGGTGGCAGGCCAGGCTCGGCCCCCGTGAAGGTGAGCAGGGCCGTGTTGTCATCGTCAATCTTGGTGCCCGTGCCACCCGCTACCGTCGTAGCCGCAAGGCCTAGGGCAGCGCCGTACACTTCAAACTGGTTGTCGTTGTTGGGCGAGAAAATCACGATGTCTTCGGCCAGAATGAGCGCCTCCATCGCGTTGCGGTCGGCCTGCGTGCTGTAGTAGATACGCCACAGGTAGGTCTGCGAAAAGCGGGTTTTGCCGATAGTCGAGGGGGCTACGCCGAATGCGCCCGAGTTCTGAAACTTCTGCGTCTCGAACTTCTTGAGTTTGGCTGCTGGAATGGTGACGCCCGTAATGGTGCCGTCCGTGGCCCGAGTGTAGCTCGTAATGTCGATGCGGCGGCAGAAGTAGCCGAAGTTCCGCACGCCCGCAATGCTCGTTAAAGCATCGCAGTCGGGGATAATGGTTGAAAGGTTGATGATGCAGCCCATAGCAGAATACTAGTTAAAGAGTTAGGATTCTGGCTAGTAAGCCACCACTACCACGTCGCCATCCATGTACTGGAGACCGAGCTTGTAGCGCATGCGGATGTTATTGAGGTCGGTATCTTTCGAGTACCAGCCCTCGAACTTCTGCGAATCTTGGTATGTGTCCGTGCCTACTTGGAAGCCGCCATCCACAATGAGGTAGGCGCGGCGCGTGAAGGTGCGGGGGTCGCCAGCTGCGTAGGGCTTCAGGGCCTTCTGGCTGATAAGCTTGTTTTTAACGACCTTGATGTTGTTGAACATCAGGTCGCCCTGTGCGGTCTTGTAGAAATCGTAAGAGCGCTCACCTGTGGTGGCGAAGTTGCGGTTCGATGCCTCTAGGTTGGAGTACAGGTCACGGCTCAGCACAAAGCGCTTTTCGTCGTCGTCTACCTCGTCCATCAAGTCGGACTGGCCATCGTAGAGGCCAGGCAGCACCACGTCGCGGGTGTAGTTGGCGGGCAGGGCGCCAGTCTGCGGGATGGTAACCGCGCGAATGATGCCATCGGGGTCGCTGTCGTCGGTGCCTTTAGCAGCTACTGCGTCGAATACTTTCTTCCAGAAGCCGTCCATGCTGGAGAGCGTCTTCAGCAGCTTGTACTTGGCGTAGGCGGCCTTTTCAACGGCGGTGCCGTCGGGGCCGGGGTTGGCTACTGCGGCGCCAGCGTTTAGCGTGGTGTCGCCAAACTGCACAATACTCAGTAGGTCGCGCTTGCCGACGTTCTGGTACAACTCCATGATAACCTCCATCAAGAGGGTATCTTCGAGGTTGTTTACGTCGTAGCCCTTCTTGCGATATAGCTCCCAGAAGGTGCCCGCAAAATCTTCGGCGCAAATCTCATCCCAGATTTGCAAGGGGGTGGTTGAGAGCACTTTTTCGCGGGCAATAAATGCGCCGCTGTTGGTACGCTCGCCGCAACCGACACGCTTGCGCGTGATACCGTCCTGCATGGTGGCCATGTACATCTTCTCAGGAACTACCACGTCTTCCCGGACGGTGAAGCCGAGGTCGGTAAGCTCCTGCGAGCCAAACATGCCCCGCTTAATAACAGCACCAGGGGTATCAACGTCACGGCCATAGTAGGTCGTTTCGGTCAGATAGATTTCGATAGGCATAAAACTACTTGCGGTTAGGGGTTGAGGGTTGAGTTAGGCTAACCATCAGGCCGCCAGTATTTTTGGGGGTGCCAGTCTTTCCAGTCAAGTTCTGAGCCGCGCCGGGAGGCGTGGGGTTGCCAGCCGAGCCAGGTACTTTAGCGAGCTTGTTTTGCAGGCCCGTTACCTTGCGATTCGACACGTTCAGCTGCTGCTCCAGCTCGGCAATGCGGGCATTGGCGGCCTCTAGGCTGGCTGCGTTGGTGACGGGCGGCGTGGCAGTATCTTCAACTGCGGCATCGGCCAGGACAGTCACGATGCCGCTAGCCACAGTTAGCGTGCGGTTATCAGCCAGCGTGTAGTCGCCATCAGGGTAGGCCACTGTTAGCTCAGCATCCGAGTACACGGGCGTATCTACTGCCAACTCGTCGCCCTCGAAATACATCGTCTCGTTGTCGGTTACCTCGGCTGAGGTATTCGTGACCACGGGCGCGGGTGGGGTAGTGGGCTGCGTGGGAGCGGCCTCGTTAGCGGGCTTATCCTTTAGCCAATTGGCAAAGCGGGCGAAGAGCCCTTGCTCTTCAGTTGGGGTGAGGGTTGGCATAGTTGCTTCGGGTCGCTTAAATGCGGATGGAGAAATGAAGTTTAGAACCATGCCGGCCTCAACAGGCGCTTCCAAAGGGGCGTCTTCCAGTTTGCCGGTAATGAATCCATAGGCTAAGCATTGGTCGGCAGTGAGGTATGATTCGCCGTTCACTAGCGCGTGGGCCGTGGCGGCGTCCAACTTGCCAGCTGAGCGAGCGACATAGCGCCCAACTAACTGGTCCTGAATCATATTAAGAATGACAATAGCCTTAGCGAAGTCGTCCGCGTTAGCGAAGGGGCCAGCGTCTACGCTGGGCTTGTGCACCATCCACACGGCTGTTTCAGCCATGAGCACCGAATCAGCAGCAAGCGCTGTAAGTGTGGCAATAGAAGCGCAGAGTCCTTCGACGCGGCTTGTGGTTTTCACCCCGCGCGCGGCTAGGCTGCGGATATAGTTATAGATGCCGTAGCCCTCCCATACATCCCCGCCGTAGCACTTGGGATAGTGGAATACAACCTCATCAGGCAGCACAGCATCGGGGGCCATCTCGCCATCAAAAGCGGCGTAGCCCTCCACGGCATAGCGCACGTCTTGCAACGTGGTTCCGTAGCTGAACCAATCCCCTTGGCCGATGCTGTCTAGGAAGTAATAATGTCGTGTTCCAGGCATGGTACAAAGGTGATTATTAAGTATATTTGTAAAGACGGTTATACCCTAAATACACCCTACGCGCACCCTACTTTATGGACCTTTCACCCCGCGACAAGCGCACCCAAAAAGGAGTAGAATTTATCCGTATCACGGTGCCTAGCGAACGGGCAGCGCAGCTGCGCAAACTCGCAGCCGATGAAGGCATCACAGTGCAGGGGTTAGTAGCTCCCGTGCTCAATTCGTTAGCTAAGCAGGAGCTTCGGCGCGAGTATGTGATGCCAGCCCAGCCAAGCAGCGACCCAATGCGCCCGCGGTAGCTATATTCGCGGCCCTATGAAAGCCGCCCTACTGCCCGCCCTTCTCTGCTTTGCCCTAGTTAGTTATGGGCAAGATTCCCGGCCCATCTCCTGGAAGACGCCTCGAAAAACGAAAGACCCGCAGGTGTGGGAGGTCACGCAAAACGGCAATGACATGGGCGTGGCTTATGTAGACGCAACCGAATGCGCCGCGCGGTTCGCTAAGGATGCAGCTCTCAATAGATGGGACGCGGCGCAGCAAGAGCAAGAGAGGGCAAAAATTCCGGCATACGGCTATCTGCGTGCTTCTTGGGCTCGCTCTTCGGTGTCACTGGCTTCAGCAGACCATTTCGTCTTCTTACTTGAGGACGGCAACAACAAAGAAATACTTCGCTACAAGCCCGAGCCCAGCGTAGCCAGCCCCTTTGGGTTTATGGGGGCAATAGTGTACACCGATTTGGCTGTTATCCCCATTGAGAAACCAATACCAGACGGGGCGCGCCTATTTGTTATTGAGGCGGCGGCGCAGAAACGCTACGAGTATGTCCTACACCCTTAGCCTATTTTAAGCTAGTTAGTTTGCGCGGCTTCTGGTAGTTAGCCTCAGCTTTCTGAATGGTCTTAATAGCGATTTCTTTTGGCACGTTGCGGCCAACTTCACGTCCGATTTCGGCTGCGCTCGGGAAATTTTGCCCAATAGTGCGAGCCATCAACCCGCCATCTATTTGTTGCGGCGGGCTTGATGGTGTGAAGCCAGGCGCAAAATCCTTGCCTCCATACATGGCGTTTAAGTAGCTCAAAACGGGGGCTAGCTCTTGGCTGGCAGCCTTATTCATTACTACCTCGCCAGGGGTCAGCACAGTGTACACGCTGTCTGTATTGCCAGTGCCTGGCACAATACCCCCAGTGGCAAACGGCTCAGCAGTAGTAGTGCCGATAGCCGCCTTTGCCGCCTCGAATGCAACTGTAATAGCCGCGGTCGTGATGGCGGCTTGAATGAAGCCGGCGGGCGTGGGGTTAGCTGCAATGCTTTTGGCGGCGGCTTCAGCGGTGGCCGCCAGCACGCTCTTTTCCAGCGTGTCGAGAATGAGAATGAGTACCTTGCCCGCAAACTCTTGCAACGATTGCCCAGTGCCAGTTAGCGTGTCTGCAAACAATTGTCCCACAGCTGAGCCGAAAGCCTGAGCCGCCTGTAGTCGCGTCTCGTTCATCTCCCGCTCTTTCTCTGTTAGCTGCCGACGGAAATTGCCTTGTGTTTTTGCTAATTGCGTCTCAAGTTGCGTTGAATCTTTGTTGAATCTACGTTGCAGGACAATACGCGCCCCCAGCCCGTTCTCTTCCAATAATTCTACTTGGCTCTCATATTGTTCTTTGCTGGTTAGGCCCTCGTTATAACTCTTCTCTAGCTCAAGCGCACGGCGCGCCAGGTTGCGCTCCAATAGCCGTTCATTTTGCGCATAGGCTTCCTCTTCTGCTTTCTTAGCGTCGTCTCGTTGCTTCTGCGCTGCGGCGGCACTGGCTTGGTCGCGGGCTAGCTGCGCATCGAGAAAGGCGCGGGCACGGTCCGAGCGGGACTTTTCAAACTCCTCATCAAGTTTGAGTTGGTCCTGTAGCAATTTGGCTAGTATCAGCTTCTTATCATTGGCCGTTTTCTCCGCCCCCGCTAACTCCAAGTCAGCCTGGCGGCGTACTAGTTGTTGCCGTAGTTCAAGTTCTTGTGCGCTGCCCTGCTTAGCGCTAGCTAATCTTGTCTGGATGCTTGCGATGTCGCCCTTGATGGTATCCTCCCGCAATTTCTGCTGCTGCTCCAGCAGTTCTTTGTTCAACTGGAAACGGTTCGTGATGAGTTCGTTCTGTTTGCCGGCTGCGTCTTCCTGAATATCGCTCAGCTCGTTCTCTGCTTCCCCTAGCGCCTTGCGCTGCTCCAGCGAGGCCTTCGTAATGCCGCCGCGCAGGTCGATTTCGCCCTGGATTAACTCAATGCGACGGCGGGCGAGGTCGGCCAGCGTCTTTTCGCGCGTTAATTCGATTTTAAAGGCATCTTCGTTGGCTTTTTGGCGCTGCTGAATGGTGTTAAATTCGTTATCGCGCACGTTTTTAAGGCGTTCCACCTCATTTAGCAGGCGCTTATTAGTCGAAATATTCTTAGCCGTGTCAATGTCCAACTGCTGGCGGGCCTTCGACAAGTCGCCTGAGAGCTTTACCTCGCGCACTATCTCGTCGCCAAAGCCGGACATAGCGGCTTTGGCCGTTGCTGCGGCTCCTTTAAAGTCGCCTGATAGCACCTGCGTTACAGCTTTGCCGAAAGCACCGAACCTATCGACTACCACGTTGACCACAGCGCCCACTTGGTCCATGATGGTTGTGAGGAGCTTGCTGCCTTCGGCTGTTTGCGTGAGGTAAGTAACGACTGAGCCAAGTATAACTGCCAGTGCCCCGAGCCCCGTAGCGATGAGTGCCACCCGCAGCACGCCTAGGGCACCCGTCCAGCCGCCGGTGGCGAGCTTCGCTAGCTCCTGAGCCTTCACTAACTTTTGCTGCAAGTCGGTAGCCTTCCCGACCGCGCCACCGAATAAATCAGAGCT